TAGTCACGACGCTATTCTGAATAATCTCACCTGTCGTACCGTCAAACCGAGCAACAGCATTATCAGTCGCAGTACCCGCACCAACCACACCAACAATCACATAGTCCGTACCATTAAAGGCAACGACACCCGTTTGTCCGGGTAAAAATGTCACGCCCGTCTGCCCAGAAGCTTTGATAGTTAAGCTGTACGTTGCGTCTGCATTAATGATTCTGTATGAGCGATTGCTGCTTGGGGCTGTGATGGTGGAGTTGACTGCTAACGAAGATACTTTGATCGTTGCATACTGTGCAGACCCTGCGGCAATATTAGTTGCTGAAGAATCCCCTAGCGTGTTTGCAATGGTTAAAGCCCCAGCCGTAAAGTTTGCGCTGGTTAATGAGTTCATCCCTGCAATTGCAATATCCATGTATTGCGACAGCCCATTATTGGTCGTATCGCCCCAAGTACCCGACTCCGTACCCGTGACCGGGAGGGGAAGATCTAAAAGGGTTGTGCGGTTAACAGTCATAATTCACCTCAAGTCGAAATCGATGTCCAGTTGGGAGTCTGCGCTGTATTGATGTTGCTCCAACTAGGCGTTTGATTGCTGCTGATATTTTGCCAGTTTGCTGTCTGAGAGTCATCAATCTCTTCCCAGAGCTTTCTTCCTTGAATACTGTCAGCACCAGTAGCTGACTCTGTAATGGTTGCTGCAAACTTAATTGCTGCTGCAATAGCATCAGCCCCCGCCGAGCTTTCTGTAATAGTCGATGCAAACTTAACGGACGCACTATTAACATCCAACCCAGACGCTGATTCTGTGACGGCCCCGTAAAAGGTAACCGTTGTACTAATGGCATCAGCACCTGTCGCTGTTTCCGTAATGCTTGTGGCGTAGGCATTTTGTGCCATCGTTTCATCAGTTGCTGTACCTGATTCTGAAACCACAGATACAAACTGTGCCGCCGCGCTAATAGCATCGGACCCTGTAGCTGATTCTGAAATGCCTGCGGGATACTGCGGTGTTGCACTGATGGTGTCTGCCCCAGAAGCAGACTCTGAAACAATCGTCCCAAACGTAACAAGGCTGGATGTTGCGTCAGCCCCTGTCGCTGATTCTGTAATGCTTGATAAAAACTTAGTAAGTGCTGAGATTGCGTCTGTAGCTGTACTGGTTTCTGATACCGACGAACCAAACTGAGCAAGCGCAGCAACACTGTCCGACCCTGTTGCGGATTCCGTAATACTTGCGGCGAAATTAATGGCTGCGGCTGTTGCATCCGTTCCTGTCGCTGAATCTGAGAGTGTGCGCTCATATACAGAATCCCCCCAGCCAGCTTGCCCCCATGCGCCGGAACCCCAGCCGCCTTCAGCCATCTTATGCCGATAGGCTAAAGGTATAAGTCACAAGCACCACGTCACCTGAGACCACCGCACGATCACCGGGGGAATCAAAGTCCTTGGCTGAAAACAGTGTCCCTGTTGTACCGCCTTTGGTGTTGTTACTTGTTAAAAACGCTCCACCGACTGTCACCGTATTGTTCATGGTGAACTGAGCTTTACTGGCCGTATTAGTGACAACCGACGGATTAGCATTGGTTGCAGAGGCAAAAGTTGCCGTCGGACGATTTGCTTCACTGTAATCAGTGACTTCGGTCCATCCTGCATGAGAAGACATCGTATCTCCGGCAGCGGGGTTGTTACTTGACGCTGCGCCATATAACCCAAGATACCAAGTCGTAATCTGTGCCGTACTTGTTAGTGCGCTGCCAGCCATGTATTGAAGCCCGACATTGACCACAAGGTTCTTGGACTCATCTGCCCACTTGAGATTACCGTCTTTGTCGTAACACTCAATCAAAAACCGGCCTGTGGCCTTCAACCCTTCCGACGATCCGGGGTTGGTAATTAGACCGCAAGCGGCTGTGTCTGTTGCTTTAGCTGTAAGCTTCATGGTGTATTCCTTACAAAATCCGAATGATTGCAGTAGATGCAGAAGCGGAGGGAAATTGAATCTGGAAAGTTTGATTCAAAGTCACCTGATCTCCGCCAAAACTTATAACAGCACATGCCGCGTTAGAGGCTGAGGCATTGTAAATTAAGGCCCCAGATGAAGTAAACGATGCTGCACTCCAACTAACGTTTGCAAAAGTCACCACAGAGGCAGTCCCATCCGCAACAGGCGTCACTGAAGCTAGTGTCTCGCCGCCTGCGGTGTATCCGCTTCCCGTGCTGAGTTCATTCGATCCCATTTGGGCGTAATTGGTGGTTGATGCGCCATAGGTCCCTGACCCCGCTCCAAGGCTTTTGAACAAAGCAATCTTAAAAACGTCTCCGCCTGGATTTGAAAAGTTATGAATACCCTTCAAAAGCTCCACTTTGAAGCTTGTTGGCATTGCCGTGGTGATTGAAAGCGCCATACTAAGGTCCTGGGCTCACTGACTTAATGGGCAGTCGGATCATGCCATCTCTGTATTCATCACGACGACGACGTCCCTGCTGTTCCAGGCCCAAGCCTTGTATGGCTTGTTGATAGCTCTGGTTGAAATAGTTCAGCATTTCAGGCGGCCCTTTGGTGTAGCTGTAAGCCTGAATTAAACAAGCGTAGAGCAATGCTTCCGGTGCATTAATACTGATCCATGTCTCGGGATTCGTGCTTGCAAGCTGCGCAGGGCGGTAAATGTAGCCTAGTTCAACCGTATACCCACTGCTTGGAGTAGGAGCAATGTAAAAAGTAGATTGGCTCCAAACCGAATAATATTTGGGTACGCCAGAGGGAGTCGCCGTTCCGGTGCCAGAACCCACGCCAGTAGCAGTAAACGTAGTACCCGGTGAGTTAGCTGCTGCTCCAATTGCGGTGAAATCAGTTGTGCCTACAGAAATAATGGTGTAGACCTTGCCAATATTAAAACTTCCAGCCGTTTCTGTGACTCCAGGCCAATATTCTTTCATGAACGACGTGTCACGAAAATCCAAAAAGATCTGGTCATCACCACTTGTAAGCAACAAGTACCGGTGGGTAAGGAGGTCTGAAGGCGTTGTAAGAAACTTATTGCCTGCGGTAAGAACGCCTGATTGTTCTTTCTTGAAGTAATCCAGGTCAATATCACGGAGAATGCGATTCTCCGCCATTGTGATAAATGTGTTAATTACCGAGTTGCTAAAGACATTACTGTCCACCTCGGTGTAGTTTCTAATGTTGGTGACGAGTTCGTCGTAAGTCATGAAATCACCACGGTGACGTTGCCAACAAACCCGTATCCGGCAACAAAAGCCTGGGGTGGGTACGGCTGCATGTCTGTGCGACTGACCGTACTGAACCCAGAACCAATGCTTTGGAACGGCGCGCTAAAACCTGGGGTTCCAAGATAGATTGTAACCGGCTCAACGCGATCAACGCGAGGATCTTTAAGCGCAATCGCATCGCCTCGATACTTGAGCGGATAAAGTTGCGGCTCTTTGGGCTCGTAGTCGTCAGGACAAACCATGAACCCGCGCCAGTTCTTGCGCAGGGTGTTGTAGGAGTACCGCTGACCGCAGTAATCACACAGGCCGAAGGAGAATTTGCCTGTTGCAAAGGCCATGGCCTACTGCCCGAAGTCAGGGATAAAGAGTGCGCTTGCTGTGTCACGATCTTCTGCCGCCGCGCGCGCGAAGTCTTCTTCGTAGATCTGCTTCAATATGACCGTCCGCTCAGGCGCATATTTCAACGAAATCTGATAGGCGAGCCCAGAAGCAAGGCAAGGCAAAAAGCGGAAGTTGACATCTGCCGTATTGGTGTAAGTACCCGCATCCTGAATTCGACGAATGCGATAGTAAACCAGCGTGTAAGCAAGATTGGGCGATGGATACAAGAAAACCTTGAACGTGTTAGCACGTTGTACGTACAACTGTGCAGGCTGGGCTTGCACAGTCTTATCAGGCAGGTCTAGGTACTCTTCTCGACTGATCCGATCAAGCGTGATGTCCTGCTGTGGACTGACTCCAGGCAAACGGATGACCGCCGAAAGCACGTTGACCGTATCTGAGCCAAGCGTGATTTCGTATCCCCCAGGAGACAGGGTATAAGTCGCTTGCTCAATGGTCCAAAGGTTCAATCCACGATTGGCCCAGTCCAAAAAGAGCAGGTTTAACGACCGTCGCGCAGACGACAATTGATATCCCGCCGTGGGACGCATGCCGCAACGCTCAAAAGCCTCTTCGATTAAGTCATCAATCGAGAGGTTGAAGTCGGTCGTTCCTGAAGTTGCCATTTACGCGCAGCTAGAGCCGCCCATTTTCATTTTCTTAACGCCCTTCATGGCCATGCGCTTGTGC